AAAATATTTTTTGTTAAGTGGTCGTCCCATTGCTTTTGGTCTCCTACGTGGCGTTCTAGGCCATACGGGGCGGGTAACCCCATAAAACTGCACCAATTGCAGTTACTGATATTTATATGGATGCCTTGAATGAACCAAGATTACAGCCTACAATTACACTAGATAAGGAAATATTATGGCAAAAGCAGCAACAGCAAAAAGAAGCTTCAAACTGGACCTTATGGTACTGCTGGAGGCTATTGACAAAAAGGATCGCGGATTTTATGCAAATTTAACTGAAGAAGAGCGCAAGGGCTTTGTACCGAAAGTGGTAGTTCGCTGGCTTTCTGCCGTCCCAGACTCAAATCCCTACAAAGAATATTTTGTACTGGCAGCTAATGATCTTGTGAACAATGGCTTATGGAATTTAGGCAAACATCCAGAACTGCAATACTTGCTGATGTGTGTTGCTGGTGTGGGGAAAAAACAGTACCATCAGTGGATCAGCACCAAGTCTACAGCTTCCAAGACACCCAAGACAGAGGCTTTGCTGACTCAATTGTATGGTGATGTAAATGAAGCAGAGATGATGATTTTGAAAACCAATCACAGTGATGAAGAGTTGATGGAAATTGCCAAATACAGTGGAATGGATGACCGTGGTATCAAAGAGCTCAAAGACGAACTCAAAAAAGCTGCCAAAGGCGATTGATTTAAATCGGCCCCACTTCTGCACTTGGTGTCAACAAGCATTTGCCAAAGAAGCAACCTTGGTTTCCCACAGTTGCGAACCAAGGCGCAGGAGTGAAGCCCAATACAATCCAGATGTCAAGCTGGGGTATGCATCATATCTATTGTTTAATGAAGGCACAGCACCGAAAAATACAACACTCAAGAGCAAAAGTTATCAAGAGTTTTGTGTTAGTAGGCATTACACTGAGTTTGTGCGCTTTGGCAATTGGTTGATTGAGCAGCAAGTTCAGGAGATTGAAACATATGTGCGGTGGTTATTGAAACAAAAAGCTGATTTCAAAAAATGGAGTGATGTGCTGTTATACAACAGCTTTTTGAGTGAGCTGTTGCATGATGAAACCCCTGAAATGGGATTGCAGAGAAGCTTGCGCACAGTTCAAAAATGGACTGAAGAGCAAGACTTGCCCATGCAAGACTTTTGGATAAAGGTAAATCCAAACTTAGCTACTCGATGGATATCACAAGGCAAAATCAGCCCTTGGATGCTATATAATTGTAACAGCGCAGTGGAATTTTTTGAAAGATGTAATCCTGAGCAACTGTATTTGATACAAACGGTTGCGCCAGTGAAAAAATGGAAGGTAAGACTGCTCCGTTATAAACAACAGGCTGATTTAATCAAAAGTGTGTTGACAGAAGCTGGAATGTAGGAAAAATGCATGAGTGATCGTTTGAATCTAGATATGTATGGAAACGAGGAAATGGAACCTGCTGCGCAGCCCACCTTGATCAGCAAGAGCAAGGTAAGCTTAACAAGCCTTGGCAAATTACAAAGTTTGGAAGTTGATGGCAAAAAGGTTGTGATGGTTGATCCTCAATGGATTGAAGATCTTGAACGAAAAATTATTCAAACATCACAAACCTGTATTGATTTACATAATCGTCTTATCAGAGCTAACAATAGTCTAACAAAGCTGACACAAAAAGTAGACACGTTGTCAAAACAAATGGATAGGATAACAGGTGGAACCTAAAGTATTGGCATTCCTTGGCGATATTGACATTGACACTGGAGATAGGAAAAAACTGCTCAATGTAGTTCCACATATTCCCGCCAGTATTGTCAAGAACAACAAGTATTCCTTGCACAACAGCGGTGTATATTTCCACAACGTCCCCCAACATCCATTTTTGGAATGTTGCAGCATATCTTATGATGTTGCTGAAGAAAAAAACTGTTACAAAATTGATATACTTAACAACAGCATCTATGCTGGGGTACAAAGTGAGGCACATCTATCACAGTTGATGAGCACTGCTCCAATGTGGGAACTTCTAGAACATGAAGAAGTTGTTAAGCAGCTTGCCCATATCAATAACCATTTTGATTTAGTACGCCGCTTGAAGCCCAAGAGCACTGTGCAATTGGCTATGATTTTGGCTTTGATCCGGCCTGGCAAAAGGCATTTGGTTGGGAAATGTCAAAATCAAGGTTGGCACAGCCTTGATCCTGAAATTTGGACTCCTGACCCTAACCAAAACTACAGCTTCAAAAAATCACATGCAATCAGTCTCGCTGTGGCTATCCAAGTGCAGCTCAACCTTCTGGTTGAATTAATTGCAAATGGCAGTTATAGTGTACAGGTATAAGGAGCAACATGTATGAGCAAATCACTAGACTGGCAACACTCTGCCAATATGTTTGGACACACTTACCATCTTACAGTGGGTGAGACCAAGGTATTGGTGCGCGAAAACCTGGAAAATGATTGGCTGTCTCGTCAAAAGAACATCAAAAAACACTTTTGGTTCCGGGCACCCAAGATTTCCCTAGCTGATCTTGGAACCACACTAAGCTTTCTCAGTGAACTGGAAAACAACTACCTCCTGGAAGTTTTTGGCGAAAGTGAAGACAAACTCAGCGCCAGCCTAAAACTCAGTGACGAAACTGATGCTGCTACAGTGGCCTGGACTCTCACTGGCACTTGGATGAAGTGGAGCAAAGGTGACGAAAAGGATCTCAAGTCTCGTCGTCCTGCACAAGTGAAGGTAGGCAAAGATGGCAGTGTGAAGGTGAAGGTGCAGGTGACCTCACTTGGGGACTAAGTCCACTCTAGATGCTATTGAAAGAGCATTGACCTATATGACCTTGTTTGAGGTTTGGGACAGCCAAACACAGGAAACTGTGAAAACCTGGCTCAACCTCCAGGGCATAGACTGCTTGTTGCCTGAATTTACTGCCCCTGATCAGAGTGTCACAATAGCCATCAAACTAGATGGCTGTGTGCACTTTTTGATGATCGGTGGCTAGCTTGTGCTCTTAACAAGCTGAACTGTGCGCTTTTTGCCACGCTTGTTAATAAGTGTGTCCAAGCTGGGTAAAGGGCCGCTTAACACAGTTACTTCTTTTCTCACAAAGGTCTTCAAACACCCTTTGAAGGGTCGGAACCGTTCCCGCAAGAACACATTGATGGGAATTTGGCGATTGCTACCCCACCAATAGAGCTCTCCACATTGGATAATCTCTTTTTTCTGTTGGATGCTCATGGTCTGGTCAATCACATACATGTGCAGCATTGTGTTGTCAGCATTTTGAACAATGCCAGTGTAATCTTTGTTGAGATAGCGGATTTCTGTTAAAAATGGCCATCTCTGTTGCGGTGTGTTTTCCATCAAGCCCTATTTAAGACACTCTTAAATAGGTGTAAATCTTTTGTTGATGATGTTATCCCAATGAGCTTGATATATCTCTACAGTTACAGACTGCCAGTTCAATTGAGCATGACTGATCATCGCGCCCCAAATTACAATAGGCCCATGATAAATTACAACACAAAAATATACAAAAACAACTACAACATTATTGATTTTGTTGTACGTAACAATGACCGCAGGCCTGTCAAATTAGTGGATTGCCAACTCAGTATCGTAATTGAGCATGCAGCTACACAGACAATAGTCCTGGAAAAATCTTGTACTGTAACAGATGAACTCAAAGGTAGAGCACAAGTTGTGCTAAGCAGCAACGATACATCCAATTGGAGTTTAGGCGGATATCGCTACCAAGTGAAAATCACCCGCCCTTATCAAAATCAAGAGATGCTTTACACAGATATCAACAATTCCACAATTGGTGATTTTGATTTGTATGACAGTGTGGGCGGCACATTTATTCCCAGTGTTACACTCAAGGGTTCTGAACTCACGCCCATAACAGTAGACTGGGATGAAATGAAAGAATGGTTGGTTAGTGGGGCTATTAGGGCAGAAAACAGTGTAGGTAACAACACTGGGCTATTTTCAGTTGCCTTCTATCAAACCAATTGGCAAGGGTACTTTAAAATACAAGCCAGTTTGGAAAACCTAGCACCAGTTGAGCGGAGTTGGTTTTATGTGGATCTCAGTCCAGGAGTAACTGAAGACTATTATGACAGCACAACTACCTCATTGCGGAGTTATACTTTTGCTATCAATTGTCGTTGGATCAGATTTGTGTGTATTCCAGATCCAATCAATCGAGGAACAATAGATAAAATACTCTACAAAATAAGCTGAAAGCTGACTATAATAGTGTATGAGTTTGATACACGAACTAATTATGCAGCATCTTCCAGTTCAGCGGAGAGTTACACCCAAAGGATGGGTAATACACAATGCAGTCTGTTGCAGCCATCGAGGCCACAAAGCTGATACTCGCATGCGCGGAAATCTTCGACTTTCAGAAGATGGTCAACTGGGCATCCATTGTTTCAATTGTGGGTTCAAAACAAGATTTGATGGCACTAGGTTAAGCAGCAGTTTTGAACAGTATCTTGACTGGTTGGGCGTGCCGCGAAGCAGCATTCAATCTTTGAAGATGGAAATATTACAAAAAGAACTGGATGGACGGATCTCGTCACCAGAATCTGTTAAGATCAGTTTCCAAAAATTCCCCACTGTTGAAATGCCTGAGGGCGCAAGGCCCATAGAGAGCCTTCTTTCCGAGTCTGAGTTTGACCCTGATTTTTTGAAGGTTGTTGAGTATATTGAAAGTCGTGGGGAAGACATAGCAGCTGGTTACGATTATTATTGGAGTCCCAACAAAAAACATCAATTGAACAATCGTGTGTTAATACCCTTTTACTCACATAACCAAATTGTGGGGTGGACTGCAAGATATGCAGGCTCGCCACCGCCTGGAACTTCTCGCTACTTCAACAGCAGCATACCAGATGGATATTTGTTCAATAATGATGTGCTGGATATTCCTGGACGCAAGTTTGCCATATTGGTTGAGGGTGGATTTGATGCTATTGCCACACAGGGCGTTGCAGCATTGGGCAGCGCTCTTAGTGAACAGCAAATATACCAATTGGTAGCCAGGGATCAAGAGATCATAGTGTTGCCTGACCGGCAGCGTAAGAATCAAGAATTGATTGACACAGCATTGATGTTTGGCTGGAGTGTGAGTTTCCCAGAGTGGGAAGATGATGTAAAAGATGCTGCTGAGGCTTGCAGGAGGTATGGTCAACTCTATACCATTACAAGTGTGATTCAAAGTCGCACAAAAAACGATGTTGAGATCGGCATCAAACGACAAATGTTTAGGGGATAACCTTGGCTGAAGCAAAAGATTACAACGAAGACGTGCAAAAAATGCTGGTAAGCGTTCTGTTGAGTGATGAAGAGATTTATGCACGCTGCCAAAACATATTGCAGCCCAAATACTTTGTGAACAAGCTGAGACCTGTGATGCGTTTTGTTATTGATTTCGCAAATCAATACAGGGCATTGCCTAAGCCAGCACAATTGAGTGCGCAATTTGGTATTGATTTTGAAAAAATTGACAACATCAATCCCCAACTGCAACAAGCTTTTCTGGATCAAATTGAAGAGTTTTGTAAAAACCGAGCCATTGCAGATGCTGTGCTGAGTGCACCAGAGTTGATTCAAAAAGGCAACTATGCTGAGGTGGAAAAGCGAGTCAAAGAAGCTATCTTAGTTGGGCTTACTAGTGACATTGGCACCAACTACTTTCTCAATCCCCGAGAGCGGTTGATGCGAATCAAAAACTCAAATGGTCAGGTCAGCACTGGTTGGAAAACTGTGGACCAAAAGCTGTATGGCGGTGTGAACAGAAAAGAAATCACCATTTGGACCGCTGGTTCAGGAGGGGGCAAATCCGTCACTTTGCAAAACATGGCAGTCAACTTAGTGAAGATGGGATTGAATGTCATCTACATCAGTCTTGAGCTTTCGGAAGAGATGATCTCCATGAGGTTGGACTCAATGGTGGCACATATCCCTACTACAGAGATTTTCAAGAGAATGGATGAGGTTGAGATCAAAGTGGTGCAAGCGGGTAAACGTGCAGGCACATTGTATGTGAAACAGATGCCTCAAGGCACAACTACTAACGACCTGAGAGCGTTTTTGAAAAACTATGAGATTGAGACAGGGCAAAAATGCGACGCACTTATGGTGGATTATCTTGATCTCATGTTTCCTAACAACAAGAGAATTGACGTTAGTAACCTTTTCATCAAGGACAAGTTTGTAACTGAGGAACTACGCGGGTTGGCAGTAGAGCGTAATATGGTGCTCCAGACCGCTTCGCAACTTGGGAGATCTGCGGTTAATGAAATGGAGCATGATCACAGTCATATTGCAGGCGGTATCTCGAAGATTCAAACCGCAGATAATGTGATCAGCATTTTATCAACGCCAGCCATGAGAGAGCGCGGGCAGTATCAATTCCAGTTTTTGAAAACAAGAAGCAGCAGTGGTGTAGGCAGCAAGGTTATTATGGGGTATGATGTTGAAACACTGCGCATCTATGACTTGGAAGAGAATGAAAGCGAAGTGCCAGTAAAAACCGCAGCAGATATGATGGCAGACTTGCGTAGGAAAAACACTGGGGCAACAGGTGCTGCACCTATTCCCCCTGCAAATACTGATACCATGTCTGCTCCAGCAAACAATCTTGCTAAGCTCAAAGAGCTTACATCCTTGATCAGGCGATAGTTACTCTGGATTTTTGGCGCTGATCCGGCGCAACAAGCTCATGGCTTTGGTTGTATCATTGGGATCAGCCAGCACCAATTTCATGAATGCAATGCTAAGTTCTGCCATCTCTTGACGTGTGAGCTGATGTTCTCTGCCCTGACGTAATTTATTCCAGGCACGGGTGAATAAGTTTATGTCCTGCATACCAAGAATGTCAGCCAATTGCTTGGGCATAACACTCCCTTGCGTTGGCTCTATAGGCACCGTTTCCTTACTACCAGGAACCATTGCAGCGCCCGGTGAACTATCCAGTTCATGTAATCTTTTAGCCAAGCTTCTCATTTGTTCTGTTAAAATTTGTGTCATAATGTGAGCCCAAAAACAGTGTCAAAAATATTTATGGAGTGAGCATAAATATTCAAAAATTGGGTTGACAGGCTTTGAACAAACAGAAATCTATTATTGAGGAATTGGATTCGCTCGTTCCAGTTAAAAACAAACACTCAGTTATTGAAAGTAGAGCTGCTCATGTAATCAGTAGTGCTATTCACCTTATTGAGCAACTCCATGCCAGCTATGACGCAGAAGTAGCTGAAGATTTAACCAAACGGTTAGTAAAGAGCATCTTATGTAAAGAATCAACCAAATTTATGCGTAAGCTTAACACTGTTAAAAAAGGAAAAGGTCATGAGTAATGCCGAGGATATGAGAAAGCTCATAAACAGTGTAGCAAAGCCACAGCTTGATGAGGCTTTTGGTGCCCCTATGGGACTTGGGCGTGAAATAGCATTATGGGCAAAGAGTTTTAGTAACCCAGCCGCAGCAGCCCAACTCACAGCCGGTAATTACGCCAACCAATTGAATTTAGCATGGCGACAAGCAGGGTTGGAAAATGTTTCAGCAGCAGATTTCATGAAATGGTATCAACAAGTTCGTTTTGGCGGGAAAGAAAGCACTACCAAAATTGGTGATCAGTATGTGAATCAAGTTGTTGCCCAAGTAACCAATAACGATTTGAGCAAAATCTTGAATGATGATGACCTCAAGAAGATCTTCTTGGGTTTGGGACAAATACAGCAAAAAGCTGCAAACAAGCTGCACACTAATTTGTTGGCCAAAGGCACACAGCAACAAGAAGCTGAGGCATTACAAATAATGCAAAGCTTGAGAATTACATTACCTAGACTAAGTCAGTTCTCCTTAGCAAAATTGGGCCAGACAATTGCCGCTGTGCCGCTTGGAGGCTCTAGCGCAGCAAAGCAAATACCTATCAAGACTGTCAACGCGGGTATGATTGCGTTTGCTCGAGATTATGCTAGGATCCGACCCGCACCAGTTCAGCCTCTACCACAACCGTTCCGAGTCACTAATACCCGGAATCTCACGGTTTTGGAAAAACAAGCCCTTATAGGGAAACTGGCTGATTTGGTGTTGGAAATAGTGATTGCTAATGATACAAACCTAGCAAGAGGAGGTGGCCCACAGCCACCCACACCGCCTCCAACGCCGCCCGCTAATCCTGTAAAAGACCTTACTGACCTGATAACAGACTTGCGCACGCAAGGATTTTCAGATGATATGATACGATTTATTATAGCAAACTTACGTGGAGGGGCGCCAACACCATGAAAAATCATGTTTCTGATGCAGAGCTAATGCGTCAACTTTTAAACAGCATCGCAAATCCCAAGGCAACACGCTTATATGAAAGTGTTGCATTGCAGGAAGAGCAAGTGATCTTGGAAACTGAGCGACAGGTTCAAGAGAAATTGATTCCTGCTTTTCATGCAGTATTTGAGAGCTACAAAGGGCGGGTGCAAGAAGCTGACGCACAAGGCTACACTGACGAAGAACTCTTGGCGTTGGCTAAGAAATATCCCAACATACAGGACTTAATTGCTGCACACGCAAACCTACGCGATGAACCAGCAACACAAGACTTAGACAAAGATAGTGCCTTGCGGACACTCAAAGGTGCCGCTGCAACCATCTTGAAAAAAACTCAAAGCAGTGATCCTTTAGTGCCTCGGCCTGTGGAGTGGGTAGACAATCGGGAAGATAAACTTCAGCAATCCTTGAGCAAAGCTGACCCCAAAGGCAAATACAAAAAACTGGGTGCAATATTCCAAAAATTGAGCAAAGTTGTTAAAAACCATCCAAAAACAGCTAATGCAGTTGTGGGGCTAATGGGTGTGTCAATTCCTATTTTGGCATCAGGATATTGGTGGGCGGCTCCAGCAGCTCTTATTTTAACAAAGACCGTTACAGATATGCTGAACGGCGCCAGCTTTAAATCAGCTGTTGCAAAAAACATTACATTTACTGCTATAGGGGCAGCAATAGGCGGCGCAATCCGTTATTCAGACGCAATATCCAATACATTAGATTCATGGTTAAGCGGGCAAAGTGAACCAATTGGTACAGGTATCCCCTCTGGTGAAGTAGGATATGATGAACCGGACAGAACAGGACAGCAACAGGCTGCAACGTCTACAACAAAACAACAAATCGACAACAAACTGGACGAACCTGATGAGCCAGGGGAAGCAGGTAGTGATGACGCCAGAGGCGCAGGAGGACCCTATTTCCCAGGGGAAGCAGGTAGTGATGACGCCAGAGGCGCAGGAGGACCCTATTTCCCAGGGGAAGCAGGTAGTGATGACGATAGCCAAGTAGACAGTCAAACATCTAGTGAGGCAGGTGACTATGCTCCAACCATCTCTATACCATCCCAAGAATACACTGTGCAAAGAGGCGATAATCTAAGCACCCTCGCACAAAAGAATAATCTCAGTGTGCGCGAATTGCTTGCTGCTAATCCTCAAATAACAAATCCTGATCAACTCAGGACCGGAGAAACAATCAATATCCCTTCTGAAACCGGCAGTAACACTTACGATCAGGGTGTTGGCACTAGATCAGACACTCAAGCGGGACTACGCAGCGGTCGCTTTACAAACAGACAAGGATTTTAACAATGGCGTCACCCCCTAACTTCCCAAAATTTGGGCCAACTCCTACAGAGCGCGGCCTACCGCCGAGGCCGCGCACCACACAATCTACTGCTGCTGCACCAAGCGGTTCAGGAACTGGTCAGCTGTCTGCCAGAGTACAATCTCAATTAGAACTATTGCGTCAAGAGTTAGCCAAAAATGGGATCACTCCAGAAATACAAGCCCGCTTTCGCAAAGACAACCCTAATGAGTTCACTGGATCCGTCGATCCTGTTGCACCTTCTGAGCCCCCGAAGCAGGGTGCGACAGCTCCTACGCTTGCTCCTACGCTTGCTCCTACACAGCCTGGTGAGCCACCAAAGCTGGATTTTGCTAAATTTGCAAATGATGAGCGAGCCCGTTTACAAGACAAAATTGAACAATTGAAAAAAGATCCCAAATATGCGTGGTTGACCCGTGGAGCACTTGGGCCTGATATCTTGCAAAAAGCGTTTTCCCAAGCTGGCGGGCCTACTCCCCAATCCGTTACTAATGTGCCTGCAACTGGTGCATCAGCCAGCAAACCTTGGGCAGCAGCAGACTGGGTACAACAAAAACAACAAGGGTTCCAGCGGGATACAAAACTGGCACAAGCCCTTAGTCCAAAAAAAGAAAAACCTTATCGCTTGAATATCGCCGGGGATAAAGTTCAATCAATGCAACTTCCAGCCTATGGCCAAAGTATGCCAGCTACCTCCCAGCCATCTACAGTACAGCCTAGTCCAGCCGCTGCCCTGTCTGCAACATCTGCTCCAAGAGCTAAAAGACAACCAAGACAGCCACCAAAGGGCGTTCAACAAGTGAAAACAACAAAAGTAACCAAATACAAATGAGATTAGCATCTCCTATTACTCGCTTCTCTGAACCAGAAAGCATTGTGGCTGAAAGCAGATTACTTCCATTTTTCAGTTCTTTGTCAACTTTGAATCAGGACAATGCAGAAAACCTTGTGTTTCTGTATCTTGTAAGCCTACAACTCCTGCGTGTAGAGTCAAGCACACAAAAGTTTGCACAGCAATATGCTAACAAAACATTACGCTATAGTAACTTTCGCACTTGGCATCCTGGTGCCCCTGATTTATATGACTTGTTGTATTTTGTATTGAACAAGGAACCACCTTCAATGGACGAACGTCTTGTCAAACGCTTCTTGAAGAATATACAAAACACAAATTTTGATCAAAAACAAGCATCTCAGATTCTGTATCAAATTGAAACTTCATTGCGCATCAAGACCCAAAACTATCGCAGTATTAGACGTATTGTTGCTGACTGGAATTCCCTCCATATTGACTTGGATGGCAAAAAACTGTGCGTTACCCGATTGCTCCAAGCATTACGATCTAGAGCAGCTCGTGGGGACATAGTCCATGAATTGGACAATCTAGCACACTCTCATAATTGGGAATTGAAAGATGTTTGTGATCCCGAAACTGGCGCAGGCTGCGTTGCTCCGCAAGTGGGTCAAGGCCCAGAAAAGAAAAAACTCAGCTTGTTGAAACAGCTTGCCATAACAGCAGGCATTGGTATAGGCGCATACTACCTTGGAAAGGCACTGGCAGGAGGGATCAAATGAAAATAAGTGAATTATTGCTCAAACCATTAACTGAAATGGCCACAGGCGGGAGTAGCTCAGCTGGCTCTATCGCATCAGTAACCAATCCTTTTGGTATTGTAATGAGACGCCCCAGTTTGTTTGGATATGTGCCAAACAAGCCAAAAAAGCGCAAAAAAAGTCGTAAACAATAAATACCCTTGCAATAATGCACTCTTAAGGAGACAAAACTATGGCCTATGGTCAAACCAACGTAAACGGCGGTTCTCGCGGTGGCGAGTTCCTAACCGGCAATCTAAATTTCTTCCAACTGGTAACTGTGATCCCCTGCTTTCCCACCAATGTCACAGCTCCTTTGGCTCAAGCACTGAAGGCTCGTAACTGGACCTCTTTGAGCGCCAGCCGCACCATCACCATTGTGGATGGCAATGGAGCAAGCCAAACCTACACCAGTGACGCTGCCTACAATGACGCTGGTGCAAAGCAAGCTAACCTCACAAAGCTGTTGAACACATTTGCCACTCGTGCTAACCCTGTGATCGTAGCTGTGAGCACTGCTGCTATTGCTGACGGTGCTGGTGCAACAGTGTTGACCAGTGGTGTAAATGCTGTGGACTTTGGTAGCGATTTCAATGGCGCACAAACAGGTTACTACATCAACCTGGCCACTGAGCGTAACCCAGCTTGGTTGTTGGACACAAGCACTGTAGAAAGCAACACAAATGGCTATCAGTTCCTGAATGCCATTGACGGTGTGATCACAACAGCTACTTCTGTTATCGCTGCAACAAGCTTTGTTGTTAGCGGCAGCAGCGTTGCCCGCAACATTATCGGCAAGGTTCGCGAAGAACTCTAAACCTTATTGGTATAGACAGTGTACAAAAGGCGCAGAAATGCGCCTTTTGTCGTCTGTAATGTTCGCCGTCTAAATATACGATATTTGTGTGAGAAACAAGATGAATACTCAACAACTTTTTGAAACCCACAAGGCCACAAAAACTGTTTTTCAAAGGAAAAATGGAGTATTGCGTGCTCTTAACATTCCTGTGGAAAAATTAGATGTTAACTCCAAACCTTTAAAACCCATGTTTCCTATAAGCAGTGACCGCAATGACCCCACTACATGAAAACAGCATTGCTGACGTTGTAAGAATATTAAGCAAGGCCAGTAGATTCAGCCCCAAACAGGTAAAACAAGCTGTTGATGACCTTCCAGCTGATCAACTGATAAATTTAGTCGCTAGTGTTGAAAAACAGAATATCAAACAAGCCTTACAACTATTGCAGTTCACAAACATGGGCAGCAAAAAAACGACGTTAGAAGATGTACAAGACAAACTACATAGCTTGGAAAAAGATTCCAAACTAGGACAGCGTACAAGAATACGCCAAATTTTAAGTATTGTAGGATCGCTGAGCGATCAAGATTGGGAATTGACTTGGCCTACTCTTGATCCCAAAACCATGCAAGGACTGTATCATCATGTTTCCAATCAAAAAACAGAAAACGTTACAAAATCGCAAGCACAAACGATCCTCCATCACGCCAAGGAAGAATTCATGGAACAAGTAATTTACAAAGATCAAATTGTTGAGGTACGTGTTCCTCGTGGTCCCAATAACACTGTGGGTATTATTCTTGATCACAAGTTGACAATGGTGCCTCGAGCTGATTGTGGGCCAATAAATGAACAGGTTATGGGCATGACGCAAATGCCCAGTTTAGCCAGGATGCTGACTTTGGCAGGTGTAGACACATTGCCAGAAGCCTCAGATGGGATTCGTGAAGACAAGTTGCCTCTGGGCATGCGCGTGGTTGTGGAATTTGATCCTGAACAACCTATGGACAAAACGAGAGTTAAAATTTTGAATGTGGACGCAACAGTTACACTAGAAGGCCTCCGTTTGCGAATACAACGACAATTCCGTGATTTGAGTGCTGACTTAACAAGCGGAAGCCCTGACTATAAATTTGCAGGTGCCAATGCCAAGAGCTTAGCCAACAGTTTGGATACTATGCAAGCTGCCTTACAAGATCTTCAAATCATACGAACATCTCAAGGTGCTGGCAGCAATATTCCAGAGGTGCTAGAGAATGAAGATTATTGAACTGGGTGCATGGCGAACGCCAGTCAGCAATGAAGAAAATCTTTTGATCAATAAAATAACTGGCAATCAAGGCTCAATAGCCAAAAGTTCTCTTTCGGATAGAGAAAAAGTGGTAGCAAAAAATCTTGTAGCCCGTGGAGTGTTGACACGAGTTAAACGGGATGATAAACTCTATTATAGCTTTGACGACCCAAGTGATCAATGGAGAATCTAGTATGACAGTTAGTAATGAAGACAAAGACGCAATGAGCCGTCTCTTGCAGATTATGAACGGAGAAAAAACTCCACAGAGTCCTCGCTCAGCGCGCAGTCCAGCCAGTTCTGCTCCCCTAGAACTGGCTGGTGCTGGGCAAGTTACTAGGGCAGATGTTGATGCTATGGCGCAAGTGTTGACGCGCCTAAACAATGTTGTAGGTCAAGTGTCAACAGATATCTTGTTGGAAAGTGACAACAATCCTGAGCTAGCACAAGCTCTTGTAACTGAAACAACCTATGCTGGTATCAAAATAGGGCGCTATGAAATCAAAATCAATCTAGATGAAACTAGGCTGGTCAACAAACAACATTACAGTGTTGTTAACAAGATTTCTGGTGAAGTTTTGGCTCACGAACTAGGCCTTTATGAAGCTGCACATGGCTTGGTAAAAATGCTAAACAGCGGCCTCTATATCAACAGCCAAAGCGTCAGAGATCTTTTGGAAGCGGAAGCCGCCTATACTAGCCACAAAATGGATGCTATTCGATTCAAGCGCCGTGCCAAAAAGAGTCTGATTGAAGGCAAGGGCCACGATACCAGTCTATTTGAAGCACGTCGAGTAGCAGCAATGGATAAAGCAATGACAGCTAAAAGTCGTATCAAAAAAATCTACAACAGCTTGCCATGATACTTGTTACAGACCAAGCACAAACACAACTGTCCAAAATTCTCCCTCTTGGGGGAAGATTTAGGATTCTCATTGAGAGCGGTGGATGCAGCGGCTTTGAAAAAAAGTTTGAAATCTGCAACGATATTCGCCCTGACGATTTTAACTTTGGACATGTATTGATTGACCCACAAAGTCTGGAACTGTTGGGCAACGCCACCTTAGACTATAAGATCAGCTTGGGGGAACAAAAATTTGTCCTAGACATACCCCAAGCGTCAATTTCCTGCGGATGTGGTAAAAGCTTCAATTTTTGACAAGAGAACCCATAAATAGATCTAAACATTGGAAGTTTGGATCATGTTCGTCAATTCTCTAGATTTCGACAGAGACAGAAAACTCTCCCAAATATTGCACACTTTGAAGCATGTGCATCAGTGGGAATTAGCCTCAGATGACGAAATCTCTCTATTAGAAACGCAAAGCGTCTATGAGGCTTTGAAGCAAAAAATTGTTGAACAAAGTGCATTCAACAGTTATTACAACAACCCTGAATACACCAAAGCAGCATTGATTACTGAAGCTGTATATATGCTGCTGGAAATTGCCCCAAAACGACGCAAGAAATCTGTCAAAGAGGGTGAAGAACAATATCGCAACAAGGACCATTACATGCGCAAAGGCAACCTCAAAGAAAAAATGGCCACCAGAGACTGGGATGGCGACGGAAAGATTGAAAGCGAAAAGGATGAGGTTTGGGGCAGCAGAATGCGTGCTGCTGATAAAGCCAAACAAAAGAAGAAGAAGCTGAAGGAAGATCAAAACCTAGAGCAAGCTGAAACTCTCCTGGCTGCCAAAGACATCAGTGACCAACTTCAAGATATGGCGGAAGATGCTGCCAAAATGAGTGTAGATGCACTTATGCCATTGGTTGATACAATGAAAGCTCAATTTGGGCAGGAACAAGCTAATGCATTCAATGAAGTTTTGAAAACCAATCTGCAAAGTGTATTGGATGCGGTAATCAAAGCCAAAGACGAAACTGATAATGCTATTATGGCCTTACAGGGTGGCCAAACACCAGCAGCCTCTGCAGATATTTCTGCTCCAGTGCCAAGTGACCCCTCACAAGAGCAGGGTGCAGAGATTGACTTGGATCAAGAGTTTTCTGCTAGCCCTGCAACAAGCGGTCCTGTTGAAGAGCCTTTGGGTCGTGCCAGCAAAAGAGAGTTGGATGAGGCTCGCAAAAAGTGCATGGAATGCGGCACAGGTGTTTACGAAACTCACAAGCCCGGCCACATGGTATGCAACAACTGCGGCAGCAAAATGGTAGCTGAGGCTTGGGATACCAAGATGAAGACTGCCAAGAAAGACATTGGCAAGTGGGAAGGTTACTCCATCTCTGAACTCAAGGCCCGGAAGAAAAAGTTGATGGTCAAAGAAGAACGCAGTGCCAAAGAACAAAAAGAGGTCCACCAAATCAACTTTGCTTTGCGTGCCAAGCAGGAAAACAACTGGGGCAAAATCAAGGAAGCAGATGAAGGCAGTGTTGCTGAACTAGCTACTATGGCTATTACCGGCAAAAAGAAAAATGGACAAATGCTGACTCCTACTCAAAAGAAAGCTGCACAAGATGCTGCTGAAAAGCTATCTAATGCCAAAATTGACGAAAAAATCACAAAGAAAATGAGTCAAGGTGAAATCATAAGTGACTTTGTTCACAGTGATGATCCCAAGTTCAAAGGCAAGAACAAAGCTGAGCGCACAAAAATGGCGTTGGGCGCCTATTATGGTATGCACCCAGAAAACAGCAAGAAGGAAGAATCCCAACTAGCTCAAGTCAATGCACTCTTGGAATCACTTATCAAAAAGTTCAATCAACTCAAGACACAATTGGCGGAACACAAGACTCAGTTTGCCAAAAAACTAAATGAAGGTCGCATTACAGATCCATTGAATTTAGGTTATGGATTGGAGGGCGATGCCATTAGACTACAAATGCGCTCAATCAAAGAGAAAGTCCAAGAAGCACAAACAATACAAGGTAAAGTTCAAAAGCTTATTTCCAACAGAAAAACAGCAGTGGCAGAAGCACAAACAAAACTACAGAGCTTGGATAAAAATCTTGGTTCCACGCCCTATGGCGTAATTGGTATTCAAACCAACGGCCAAAAAGTGCATCGTTTGTTTGAAAGTGCTGAAAAACGCCTGATGTGGCTTGAGTTCCAACAAGACACATTGAAGGAATATCGTTTGATAGACCCCAGCAACATAGACAAAGCAAAACAGTATTTGAAAAAGCGTATTGAGCGCTAAGCAAAAAGGGAGTTTAAAAACTCCCTTTTTTCATCTCCGTCCCCCATTGTTAAATACTGATTATGAGAGCACATGAATTTTTAAATGAAGCCAACAATGTTGATAACATCCGCGAGCAACTTGCGTTGTTGTTAACTACATTACATGCCAATCAAGTTCCTAGTGTGAGTTTGAAACAAATACGTCAAAGCCTTGAAGGTTCTGGATTTTGGGTTACCAAGAAATGGATTCAAGACAATGCTAGGAACATAGGTATTGTCAAAGATGTTGACGAAAAAGAAATCTCCCTTGACGTGGAAACAGACGATCCAGAGCCTGAAGCCAAAGATGATCAAGAGGATCAAAAAACTGTAGAGAAAATGGCCAAAAAAGCTTTGCAGAGGAGAAAAGACTAATGGTTACAACTAGTTGGTTTATTACTGCTGTTGAAGCAAGAAACAATATTGTCAAAGACATTGCAGTTCATAGTGAAATAACAGGTATTGAACGTGAAATACTTTTTGCTGTGCAGCGAGGTGATTACGAAGTCGACGTTACTGACAATACTTTGATAACAGAAAGCAGTCCTGACCCTGTAATCCCCTTCACTGTTGATCCAGTAACAGATACTCTAACAATCACCTCGCATCCATTTCGTACCGGTGATGTTGTGGTAGTGAGCAGCACTGGTGAGTTACCCCCGCCACTGTTGTCTACAAAATATTATTACGTGATTTACATAAACCCAGACACTATAAAACTGGCAACTAGCAAAGCCAATGCAGCTAGTGGTCAGCCAATTTCCATAGATTTTGGTCAAGGGGTAACAACAGTTGCAGTCTCGGATCCTGGCAGTGGATACTTGAGTCCGCCCACAATTGGTTTTGTTGGGGGTCAACCCACTATTCCCGCTACTGCACAAGCCGTCTTACAATCTTCAGGTCCTGTAGCCATAGTGAGTTTGCTCACAAGTGGCTCTGGTTACACTGATATTCCAAATGCCAGTTTTTTCACTGTGGGCACCGGCGCTGTCCTAGGTCCTTGCACATTTAAAGTTGTAAGTGTAACAGTCTTATTTGGGGGCAGTGGCTATAATTTAAATGATCTCATCTATGTAATAGGCGGGACAGGCACAGCATTTATTGCCAAAGCAACAGGTGTTAATGGTGGTGCAGTAACATCTATTTCCGTTACTAACGCTGGTAATTACAGTGTACTACCAACATTGAGTGGTGCTATTACAAGCTCAAGTGGCACAGGCTCTGGTTGCCAATTCACACTCAGCATGGGCATATCTAGCATCAGCATTTCCAACGGAGGCATACAGTATGTGAATCCTCCCTTGGTATCAATAGGCGGAGGTGGTGGAACAAATGCCACAGCTACGACTCTAATTTCTGGCGGCGCTGTAGTAAATGTTGTAATAACAAATCCAGGAGCTGGGTTTACTGGCCAACCCACTGTACAAGCCCTTGCTGGTAGCGGAGCCACTGCATCTGTAAGATTGTTACCAACAACTGTTGCTACAGTTGCCATAACCAACAATGGTGGTGCAACATATACGAGCGTTCCAAATGTGTCTATACAGGCTCTTGGTAGTGGTGCCACAGTGTTCAGCATAAGCATGCTGACTGTGGGTGCTTTCCTAATAAATGCAGGTGTTGGCTATACGCAAGGAGATCAACTCCTAGCAAGTGGCGGGATTGGATTGGCAAGCACACAAATACAAGTGCTCACTACTGACAGCCAAGGAAGAATTTTAACGTGGAATATAGTCAACCCAGGCATATACACAGCCTTGCCACAATTACAAAGTAACAATTTTGTGGGTGGCAATGGTATAGGTGCAAGCTGGACATTGACTATGGGCGTGAAATCAGTAACGTTAGCTAGTGGTGGAAGTGGTTATATTACTAGCCCCTTAGTTGTGTTCACAAGCGGTGGTGGTGCCGGAGCAGCCGGATATGCCACAATCTCTGTGGGTGCAGTTTCCCAAATAATAATTACAGACAATGGTGCCAACTACACTAGTGTTCCTATAGCAACCATAAGTGGCGGAAGTGGTGCAACAGCGCAGGCACAGTTGACACCAACTGGGGTAAACACCATTACTGTGGACGATCCAGGTTCAGGTTACGTGACAGCGCCGGAAGTCACTATAAGCGGTGGCGGTGGCACAGGGGCATTGGCAATTGCTGATCTTATTGGTGATGTTATTGACACCATTACAGTAATTGATCCTGGGTCTGGATATACAAGTGCACCTAGCGTAACAATTGAAGGTAATGCTGTGGGAACCGCTAATATTATACCCACTACATTACAGAGCATAAGTGTAATTGCCAATGGCACTGGATATACACATGTGCCTTCAGTAATAGTTGCAGGAGCCGCAACAGCAGTAGCACGCATGGCACCTACAGGTATTTTGAGTGTAGATATTATAAATGGTGGCACCAATTATGTTAGTGACCCCTTATTACTTTTGGGTTTTGGTGCCGGCCAAATAGGCACTCCTGTGGCCCCCACCAGCAACACAAATAGAAGTTTTAGCATTGAGCTGATTCAAGTCTTGGAAAGTGGAGATGAGTATCAGACTATACCATCTGTAACCATAAGTGCACCGGATATCTCCACAGGTATCCTTGCTGTGGCTGTTGCCTCTCTAGGAAGCGGCACTGGCAATTTTAGTTTAATACAATATGAAGCCAGCCGAGACTATTACAAAGTATGGAAAAATCAAAGTCCCAGTAGTGAATTACTAGTGCGTCCTATGGCAGATCAAATGAACGCTGTCATCAAATACTTCACAGATTTGGGGTACACTATCAATAGATACACTAACACGTCAACAGGTGATACAATTAGCTGGAACGTTAAGTGGTAACTGATGAGAAGCGACCGTAATCCTTACTTTTTCTTGAAAAAGAGCAAGGACCCTCAGATTCAGCAACTGTTGAAAGATGCTGAAACCCTTTGTCCGCATGACATCCAAAAAATGAACGTCAAGCCAGATGTAAAAAAGGCCATGATGTTCATTGCTGAGTTTGGTCAGAAAGACAAAAGCCAACATACCGCAGAGCTTTTGGCTGACAAAATGTCCCAGTCATCTGTTCCAATATCCACTATCTCGAAAGAAATTTGGCAATATCAAGGCTCTACAATTTTTGTAGCTGTAACGCCTACTAGCAGTATTGAAGTACAGCCCAACAGTTATTTCTTAAAAGATCAAGAGAAAATATTCATAAATCACAATTGGTTAAGATTACAAATAAGCAGAGAACAAATTTTAGCTAGCAGTGTGTTTCATAGTTTTGGTAGCTTTCAAGATCTTAACTTACTGAAGAAAGTTCAATTGGAACAGAAATACAGCAGGACATTGCAATAGAGCATCGCATCGTATAAAGTCACAGTTATGATCCCAGTTGCATCCCTTTTTGATTATGGTCTCAGTAAGAGAAGTGAAGATAATGGAACGAGACACTATCTAACCCCAGATGGCCACAAAGTGCCTTCAGTAACAACAATCTTAAGCAAAAGCAAGGATATGACTCATTTGCTGGAGTGGCGGAAACGAATAGGCGATGCTGCGGCTGACCAAATCACAAAAGAGAGTACTGGGTTGGGCAGTATGATGCATAGTCATCTTGAGTGTTGGATCAAACAGGAAGAGCGTCCAGGTGGCACAAATGTTGGTCGAGTTATGGCCAAACAGATGGCAGATGTGATTATTGATCAAGGACTGTCAAACGTATCAGAAGTTTGGGGTATTGAAGTACCTCTACGGTATGAACAGCTTTGGGCTGGGACTACAGATTTGGTAGGTGTCTACAAAGGGCAGGAAGCTATAATGGATTTCAAAACCACCAACAAGCCCAAAAAACTTGACCATGTGCAAGACTACTTTCTGCAACTTACTGCCTACATTATGGCCCACAATCAAACCTTTGGTACCAATATCCAACAGGGCGTAATATTCATGGTCAGCCGAGATCTTTCGTATCAAGAATTCGTGTTGGAGCCACATCAACTGGAAGAGTATGAAAAACTTTGGTTAGACCGGCTGATGATGTATTATGACAAACACCCTATGCCGTCTTTGATCAGCAATGAATCCATTTCTTCTTGATCCCAATAGTAGGCGCTTATCTTGGAAACTTCTCAGAGAAAACGTATCTCAGCAGTCTGATCCAATTTCCAAAATAAACTTAGCTCTGACTTTTTGGAAACAAGCTCCTATCGAAAATCCTTTAATAGACTGGGACAATGCCCAAAAATGGCCCTCACCATGGGAATTGCTACACAACAATCGATTTTGTGAAGGCGCTTTGACTCTTGGTGTAGCCTACACATTGATCTTGAGCAGTCCTGAACATTTTCAGGACTTGTCACTGTTATTGATAACTGATCGAGTGAACCATGTTCAAAAAATTGTTGCCAAAACACATGGACAGGTCTTGAATTATGGTTGGCTAGACCAGTTACCTGCCTCTGTAATCAGCAGTTGCCAAGTGCATTCTCGATGGTCATTTGATGGCCGCAATTGGCAAAGCCAATTTAGTCCTGAAAAAAAATAGTAATTTATAGGGTTTGGGCAGGGGTCATGGATTTAAATAGCCCACGATGCCATTTACAATAGCATTTATAATCTTGCAAACAATTTGAAATAGACTGGAAAGGTATGCCATGAGCGTAAGGTCCGACAGCATTTTTGTCGTTAAAAGAGATGGTCACAAAGAGCCTCTTGATATTGATAAGATCCATCGACAAGTGATGTGGGCCACAGAGGGGCTCAGTGGAGTAAGTGCCAGCGAGGTGGAAATTCGGAGTCAATTGCAGTTTTATGCAGGAATGAAAACTGTAGATATTCAGGAAACGCTAATCAAAGCAGCAGCTGATCTCATTGAATTGGAGACCCCTAACTATCAATTTGTTGCTGCACGATTGGTAAATCATCATATCAGAAAAGAAGCATATGGGAAGTTTGAAACACCGCTATTACTGGAACATGTTCGAAAAGTAGTGAATCTGGGATTTTATACCGATGAATTACTACAATGGTACACCCCAGATGAATTCCAAGTTTTGGATACTTACATTGACCATGAGCGTGATTTTGATCTCACATTTGCTGCAATGGAACAGTGGCGGGGAAAGTATTTGGTGAAGAACCGTGTCACCGGGCAAATCTTCGAAACTCCACAAATGTCTTTGATGCTGATTGCAGCTACGTTGTTTCACAGCTACCCAGCTAACGCAAGGATGAAGTATGTAAAAGAATACTACGATGCCATCAGTCAGCACGACATCAGCTTGCCCACGCCTATTATGGCTGGTGTGCGAACTCCTGACAAGCAATTCTCGTCTTGTGTTTTGATTGAAGCTGATGACACCATTGACAGCGTCTTAGGTGCCGTACCACATGCTATCACCCGTTACATAAGCCAAAAGGCTGGAATCGGTGTTAACATTGGTCGTGTGCGGGGTGTTGGTAGCCCGGTACGTGGCGGCCGTGCATTTCATACAGGAATAGTGCCATTTGTGAAACATCTTGAGTCAGCTGTGCGCAGTTGTAGTCAAGGTGGTGTGAGAGGGGGGGCAGCTACAGTGTTTTTCCAGTTTTGGCACTTTGAGTTTGAGGACATGGTGGTGCTGAAAAACAACAAAGGTACAGATAAAAATCGCGCTCGTCATTTGGACTATTGTGTTCAGTTCAACAAGCTGGCCTACGAACGATTGATTCAAGGTGGCGATCTCACACTGTTCAGTCCCAGCGATGTACCTGGGCTGTATGAAGCGTTCTTTGCTGATCAAGATCAGTTCAAAATATTGTACGAGCAGTATGAGCAGGATCCCACAATCCGGAAGAAAACTATCAAGGCTATTGACCTCTTTACACAGTTCATGAATGAGCGGAAGAACACAGGCCGGATCTACTTCATGAACGTAGACCACGTGAACTCGCATGGTCCTTACAAACCAGAGGTTGCCCCAGTTAGACAATCCAATCTTTGCCTAGAAATACTTCAGACCACCACACCTCTCCAGGATATTCACAGCGAAGATCCCAGCATCAGCCTCTGCACACTCAGTGCTATCAACTGGGGACGTATCCGCGAACCCAAGGATTTTGAACGCCCGTGCCGCTTGGCTGTGCGAGCTCTAGATGCGCTTCTTGACTACCAGCTGTATCCAGTGCGTGGTGCCGAAAACAACTGCCGCCAGTATCGCAACTTGGGCGTAGGCATCATCAACTTGGCCTATTGGTTGGCCCGAATGGGATTGCGCTACAGCGATGACAGTGCTCTTTCTGCCATTGATGAATATTGCGAGGCATGGAGCTACTATATGATTCGGGCCAGTGTTGACTTGGCCAAAGAAAGAGGAGCATGCCCTGGTTTTGCCGATCTCAAATACAGTGATGGCGTGTTCCCACACGAAACACGCAAAGCAGACGTAGACCAATTGGTGCCACATCAAGAGCGGTTTCCTTGGAGCAAGCTGCGTGAAGACCTGCAACAGTATGGCATCCGCAATGCCACACTGATGGCCTGCATGCCCAGCGAGGCCAGCAGCCTAATCAGCAACGCCACCAATGGTATTGAACCTCCTCGAGACTTGATCAGCATTAAACAAAACAAGGATTTTGTGGTGAAGCAAGTGGTCCCGGAGTCTCGGCGCCTCAAAAATCGCTACGAACTCTTGTGGGATCAGAAAAGTCCAGAAGGCTACATCAAAATTTGTGCTATTATTAACAAGTGGATTGATCAAAGTGTCAGTCTAAACACCAGCTACAACCCCAACTTTTATCCTGAGCGTCAACTGCCTATGAGTGAACTGCTTCGTCATCAGATTCTCATGTATAAATTGGGTATTCGAACTGGTTACTACTTTAACACACTAGATGGCCAACAAGAAGTAGACAGCGATCAAATGATAGCAGACAACGCAGATCAAGAAGAAGAAGCTTGTGAGGCGTGCACCATCTAAGGTGCATGCTCTTGCTATACGTATCCCCTAGCACATAATAGTCAAAAACTGAGAGAAGAACACCGTGGCATACCATACACTAGACAGCAGCACTAACAACAAAGATCATGTGAAATCCCTTGCATTCTTGGATGACAGCGGTACTACTACAGTAGCGCGGTATGATCGCATGAAATACAGAGTATTTGATCGTTTGACTGAAGAACAACTCAGCTTTTTTTGGCGTCCCCAGGAGATCGAGCTTAACAAGGATGCTAACGACTTTCGAAAGCTAACTGCACATGAGCAGCATATCTTCACAGCAAATTTAAAACGACAAATTGTGCTTGACAGCGTACAGGGACGAGCACCCAACACAGCATTCCTGCCCCTTTGCAGTCTGCCTGAACTGGAAATTTGGATCCAAACTTGGGCATTCAGTGAGACTATCCACAGTAAAAGCTACACGCACATCATCCGCAACATCTACAGTGATCCCAGCAAGGTTCTTGATGAGCTGATGAACATTCAGGAGATTGCAGATTGTGCACGAGATATTACTCAGCACTATGACAATCTCATCAACTACACTATGCAATACCATGTGCTGGGTGAAGGAGTGCATAGTGTAAATGGGCAAACAATCACAATCAGCAAGCGAGAACTGAAAAAGCGCATTTGGATGGCACTGAACAGTGTGAATGCACTAGAAGGTGTGCGTTTTTATGTTTCATTTGCTTGCAGTTTTGCATTTGCCGAACTTAAAAAGATGGAAGGCAATGCTAAAATCATCAAGCTGATTTGCCGTGATGAAAACCTACATCTAGGCAGCACACAAACTCTCATCAAACTGTTGCCAAAAGACGATCCAGAGTTTGCTGATATTCGTGATGAAATGGCCCTAGAGTGCCAACAGCTATTTGAGTCAGCAGTGGCACAGGAAATTGCATGGGCAGACTACTTGTTCAAAGACGGCAGCATGATTGGTTTAAATGCACCACTTTTGAAGGACTATGTTGAATACATAGCAGGAACTCGTATGGAAAGCATTGGTATTCCCAGCACTTTTGGGCGGCGCCCCAATCCATTGCCGTGGACACAAAAGTGGATCAGCGGAAAAGAAGTTCAAGTGAGCCCACAAGAAGTTGAGCTGTCAAGCTATCGTATTGGAGATGCAAAGATGGACGTAACAGACAAGACATTCTCCGGGATGACTCTATAATCAGACACCCAACGTTTTGACACGACGTTGGGTGATCAGGTATATTACAAGAAATACCAAAGGAAACCTATGATGCAAGCAGAGATTTGGAGCAAACATTTTTGCCCCTATTGTGACCGGGCCAAAGACCTACTCAAGAGTTTGAATATTCCTTACCAGGAATATATCATCAGCCCTGGATACGATGAAGCACCTGCTGCAACCAATCAACAATATGTTACCAAGGCTGAGCTGTTGCAGAAGTTGCCAAGTGCCAAAACTGTGCCTCAAATCTGGATCGACAGCGTGCATATTGGCGGTTATACTGATCTAGAGACAAAAGTCAAAGCTGGCAGCATATCTCCACAATAACCTCCTGGATTTCTCCTTTAAATAATCAAAAAGGAGAACATCAAATATGGCCGGTGAGCAAGACGGGTATGTGGACTTCAATGACAGAACAACCCCTAATGAAATAGCGAGTGTGCAAATTCGAACCGAACCTCCCCCACGGACTGAGCCTGCATTTGAAAGTTTTGTAAGGCGTATTGAAAGCTATGCAAGGGAGCCAGCAGTGGTAGCTATGAATGATGCTATCCAAGCTGCACAAGCCGCCGCAGCAAACAATCCGGATGCACAGCAGGCATTACAACAGAGCTTGGGTCCCGTACAAAATGTTGGCCTAATAGGCGGGTTCGGGGCTCTGTTGGCAAGTCATAGAGACAGAATTGTGGATGACGGTACTCGAATATTTCGGGCAATAAATGACTTTTTTCAACCAGGTAGAGCACAAGATCCCAGTAGGTGTGCTACTGTTGGTGATTACATAGGAACCATACAAGGCCGATACAACGACACATTGGGATCTATTACTAGTGCTATAGGCCAATTTGTAGGAGCTCTTGTAAGTATCCCTGCACGCATAATTGGGGCTATAACCTCTGCCATTTCTGGCTTGATTGGGGCAATTGTGGGTGGCATTTCTGCTGTTGTACAAGCTGCTGCTGGAGTTGTAAGTAGTGCTGTGGGAGTACTCACTGGCGCCATAAGTGGGGTCAGTAGCTTGCTAGGCACCATTGGCGCTGGTATAAGCCAAGTTACAGGAGCAGTAGCTCGCGAAACACAAAATATCACAACAGCATTAACATCTGGATTTGCATCTGGATTCAGTCGCAGTGTTTCAGGAGTGAATCCCTGTGTAGCCGCAGCACAACAGGGTTCACCTGTGGCACAATTTGGCACACCACCAACCTAATGGTTGACAACTGAAGAATCCCCGATATACTAGGAAGTGATGCTGTTGATAGCAGCCAAATAAGTTGTGCAAGACCTGGGGGCAGCACCCAGCATCTCCAGAATTTGGGGATGAAGCAGGATTCGATTGCAAACAGTAAGGGTTGAAGGAGGCATTCGGTGAGATATGGCCGCCCAGAGATGGGAACAGTTCTAAACGTAAAAATGCTAACGACAACAACGTTGCATTTGAGTCTACCGGTCTAATAGCCGCATAGTCTCAGCGGGAGGGCAACCCTCCTTGGAACAGAAGCGGTTGCACTTTTAAAAGGAATTACAATGAACACACTTGCTGCCGACTCCAGTTATGACGCCGGACTTCGAACGTTCATGCTGGGCATCTACAATCGAATGACAGCCGCCTTGGTTGTAACAGGAGCTACAGCTTGGCTGGTATCTAAATTTTTTGCCACTCTCATGACAGGATGGACAGGCATTGGCCTTATGCTCTTGCCCTTGGCATTTGTGTTGGTATTGAGTTTTGGTATTGAACGACTCAGATACAGCACAGCCAATCTCCTGTTTTGGCTATTTTCTGCCAGCATGGGCTTGAGCATGAGCACAATTTTCCTCACGTTCACTGGCACTAGTATTGCCACTGTGTTTTTCATTACCAGTGCCACTTTTGGTGCTGCCAGTGTGTATGGTTATGCTACCTCACGTGACTTAACAAGCATGGGTTCTTTCTTGATGGTGGGCCTAATTGGCGTATTGATAGCCAGTGTTGTGAACATTTGGCTAGCCAGTTCAATCTTGACCTTTGTTGTGAGCATTATTGGTGTTATTGTGTTTGTGGGGCTCACGGCTTACGACACACAAAACTTGAAGAATGATTACTACAGCAATGGTGAAGTGTTTGGATTGGACAGTCCAGCCAAAAGCAGTTTGTATGGGGCACTAAGTCTCTACTTGAACTTCATCAACATCTTTCAGCTGCTCCTCAACTTGATTGGTGATCGAGAATAACAGTATCAACAATTTGAGATTTAAAAAGGGCAGGAATAATATTCCTGCCCTTTTGTTTTGACCCAACAAAAACACTACATATAATCACACTACAATTTTTGAGTACAGAGAACATGAGCAACAACGATATCAGGAAGCTAAGCGACGGAGACCATATCAGATTACGCACTGAAATGTATTTGGGCAGCAGAAGCCCGCATACACAAACTGTCATCAACTGGACTGGCAAAAAACTGGAAGCACAAGAAGTCACATGGACACCAGCCATGTATTGCGCTTTTCGCGAGATATTTGATAATGCTCTAGATGAGGTAATTGGTCACAGCTCTGGATCCCGTATTGACGTTTCTTACGATGAAACAGCAGGCAGCTTCAGTGTGAAAGATGATGGGCGTGGTATTCCCATTGACTGGGATGAAAGTGAAAACATGCACAAAGCCACTATGGTGCTGGTGTATCCACGTGCTGGACGTAATTTTGGCGAACGTGGGGAAGTCCGAGGCACAAATGGTATTGGCAGCTCGGCTACAATCCATTGCTGTGAAACCAGTACAGTAACCGTGTATCGGGACGGCAGCAAGTTTACACAAACATTTTCCGAACCCAATGCTGTGTTCAAAGACTTACAAGTAAGTGATCCCAAAATCATCAAAAGCGCAGCCAAGTCTGGCACAGAGTTGACTTTCACTCTCAGCAAGGGTGTGTTCAAACATCGCATCCTGCCCACAAGTTTTGTTCAATCTCGAGTGTATGAGGTGGCAGCCAATCATCCCACTGTTAAATTCACATTCAATGGTGAAAAAGTGGTTGTCAAAAACACTGTGGAGAAAACATTTTTCTCAGATTCCAACTTCATCAAAATCACCTCGGAAGCAGACAATTTTCTCAGCACATTTTTCCTTGTGCCAAATTTTCAAACTGAGGGTGAGTTTGTTCACAGCACAGTAAATGATATTCCTGCGTTCAACGGTGGGCACCACATAGATGTGTTCAAACGTGTATTTTTCTCCAATCTTCTCAAAAGCTTAGAGAAAGAAAGTCGTAGGCGGGCACTCACACCCAACAGAAGCGACATTCAAGAAGGCATCCTGGTCTACAATATTACGCAGATGCACGCTCCTAACTTTGATAGCCAAAACAAAACAAGACTAATCAATGAGGACGTGGAGTCATACATTCGCACAGCCTTGGATGACGACAAGCTGTACAAGAGGATTCAAAAGGATCACAAAGAATGGATTGATCAAATCTATGCCCGTTGTGCAGCTCGTACTCAGAAAAAAGATGATGCTGAAACAGCCAAGCTGGCACGAAAAGTGCTGCGCACCAAAGTGCCCAAGCTAATGGATGCCACAGGAAAAGATCGAACCAAATGCATCTTGTTGATTACAGAAGGTGATTCAGCAGTTAGCAGTGTGGCAGCGGTGCGTGATCCAGATGTGCATGGTGGCCTGCCTTTGCGGGGCAAGATCCTAAATGTGAGAGGTGAGAGCAACAAAACAGTGTTGGACAACAGTGTGCTACAAGACATCATGAGCAGCATTGGGCTAACACTGGGACAAAAATGTGTTCGTGACAACTTGAGGTATGGGCAAGTGTGGATCACTTGTGACAGTGACACAGATGGCGCCAACATTATGGCTCTTTTGGTTAACTTCTTTTATCTGCACTGGTCAGAATTGTTTGATCCTCAGCAACAACCATTTTTCCTTGTGTTCTCAACACCATTTATTATTCAAGAGGACAAGAAAAAGAACCGACACTACTGGTACAGTGACGACCACACCAATTACAATGGACGTGACTGGGAAGGTTGTCCCAAGCCCACTAGGGCAAAGGGCCTGGGCAGTTTGGAAGAAGTTGACTGGCGCAACAGTTTGTTGAAGCCCAGGCTTGTGCCTTTGACTGATGATGGCAAACTTGATGGGACTCTTGACCTCTTGTTCAATCACACAAAAGCTGATCTCAGAAAACAATGGATGGAAATTTAACATGAAGAAGTCTCGAGCAGGAACATCAACTACCCCTGTGACACCAGACATTGTGGACATTGGCGGGCAAACAAGCGCCTTCATCAACACAAGCTCCAAAGAATATGCCATCTACACTGCCCAAAACCGGGCTATTCCCAGCATTTGTGATGGTTTGAAGGATGGACAACGTAAGATGCTGTGGTTGATGAGAAGCAAAAGTGAGAAGGTCAAGACCATCAGCCTTGCCGGTTCTGCGATTCAAGAAGGGCTGTTTCTTCACGGAGACGTTAGTGCTGCTGAAACCATCAGTAGACTGGCAGCACCGTATCTGAACAATGTTCCATTGTTTGATGGCATTGGTGCATTTGGCACCCGAGTTGGTCCAGACAGTTGGGGTGCACCTCGATACACTTATGTAAAACGTGGTCGGGCTGCTGACGCATTGCTCTACACTGACCTTGACATTGTGCCATTGAAGCCCAATTATGATGGCAGCACTCTGGAACCAGTGAACTTTCTGCCACTTGTGCCATTGGTGCTGCTAAATGGTGTGAGCGGTATTGCTGTGGGCTGGAGTACAGAGATCTTGCCCCACAGCTTGGAAAACCTAGTGGCTGCAACTGTGGCTGCTATTGACAAAAAACCATTGCCCGCACTACTGCCCAGCTTTGATTATCTCAATGTAGGTGTCAATTCTCTTGGCAATAACAGCTATGAGTTCACCGGAAAGGTCAAGATTGAAGGCAGCACAGTGGTACGGGTAACTGAGTTGCCGCCTGATCTCAGCCTTGAAAAGTTCAAAGCTCGACTAAATCAAATGGAAGATGACGGCAGCATCACCACCTACATTGACCGCAGTACCAAAACAATTGACGTAGAAATCAGATTCAAAAGAGGTTCGATTGAAGGCTGGGATGAAGACAAATTCATTGGATTTTTGAAACTCAAAAGCAAGACAACACAGCGATTGGTTGTTCTAGACTTCAACGGCGCCAGCATCCGCCAATATCCCAATCCTGAGTCGCTAGTGCAAGCATTTGTGGAGTGGAGACTAAGTTGGTATGCCAAGCGTTATGAAAAACAAATTGCTGATCTCACACGAGAACTGAACTTTGCCAAAGCTATCAAACTCTGTGTTGAGGGTGGCTTGCCCAAATTCTTGCCCTTGGCCCAAAATCGTGCTGAAGTGCAAGCTAGAGTTGAAAAACTGGTCAAAGGCGTTTGCCTAGACGAAGACCAACTGGATCGAATTGTAGGCCTTCCCAGCTATCGATGGTCCAAGGACAGTGTTGAGAAGATTATTGAAGACATTGCACGCTTGACCCTTGAAATTGATGCACTGCAACAGTTGCTCAAAGATCCCAAAAAGATTCGCGACAATTACAAAAAAGAGACTCAAGCTCTTTTGAAATCTTTGCCTCGCAACAAATCATAAACAGTGTACTACAATAAATACCTTTGAAATTCACGAGGAAATCCTTATGCAAGCCAACGAATTTGCCAAAAAGCCACAAAAACCTCAAAAAAAGACCACGCAATCCGTTGTTGCCAGTCCACCATCATTGGTTGAGAAAAAGTTAAAATTCAAAATCCCTCACCAAATGCGAGAGGTAACACACAATACCTCTCAACCTATGACAGGCGTGTTGCCTCCTGGTCACTCAGTGAAGCCAGGTAGTGAATTGGAACTGATTAGAGACACTGATCCAGACTTGTGGGCTCGTATATTGAGATGGGATTGAAAATGAAAACAAAAATTAGTAAAATTTTACAAAAAGCACTAGTTGAAGCCATAGCCCCAAGGGGTGGGCCCAAGAGCGCTCCTCCCGCCAAGCTAACAGTTAGTAGTGCCACCTTGGATTCAAGACTGGAGATGATTAACAATGTATTGGACAACATGTATGACCACATTAGTGGTATCCTGCTTGTTGGTCCTACAGGCATTGGAAAAACATCATTTGTTTATCAATTTAGTGAACTTATGGGCATGAATGCAGTAGTTGTGGAGGCACCGCATGTTAGTGAAGAGCACTTGGTTAACATTCCATTTATGGTATATAATCCCATTAACAAAACCAAAAAAGCAGGCACTGACCAACTGACCCCAGTAGAGCCAGCAAGAAAAGCTGCTAAAAGTCCGAACCAACCTATAGATATCAAAAAATGGGACGTAGTTTACGGTAAAAGCCATCTTGTAGCTTCCATTGAAGCGTTGAGGCCCGTAAGTGATCAAGAGCTCTTGAACCACATGAACTCAAAATCTAGCAATAATACCAAAGCTCTTTGGAAAGGCTTAGGTGGCACCGAAACAACTATACCACCTAGAGTGGCTGAATTGCGTAGACGCTACAGCAGCATCCTATTCATTGATGAATTTATGCGTCAAGTAACAGGTGGGGTTCGTAATATTCTTCGTGATTTGGTTGTGGACAAGAAGGTTGGTGATAATGACTTACCTCCCAACGTGTACTCTATGTATGCCAGCAACTTGAAGGATACTGGATCCCAGGGCACTGTTGAACAAATGCCCAGCTTTTACCAATTCCAACAGATTCACTTCCCTACTCCCAGCAAGCAAGATTTTTTCCATTATTTGATTGCTGAATTTGAAAAAGATGGAGTTCATCTCAAGCCAGAAGTGGCAACAGCATTCTACAAAGCACTAGATGACAAACATATAAGTTATGATGATGCAGCATCAGAAATTCGCACCAGTCCTCGCCGGTGGGAGCAAATTATCAGTTATGTGAATGCAAGTGTTCCTGTCACTACAAAAGAACAAGCATCCTCTCTATTAGCAAACATAAAAGCTAATTTTGAAGATATTGATAAAGTAAGCAGTCTCTATAAACTAGTTGATCAAATTGTACGTAATATTATTTGGGACACAAGTGGCGAGGACTTTGCAGGTGTGAAGGCAAATAGCCCTACCTTATGGCGTGATACACTTATGCATCAAGTTGAAACAGCTGAAAAAATGGGCGATCAGAGAGCTTATGTTCCCATTGTTGCAGGTCAGCCTGGTATTGGCAAAACTGCGGAAATGACTTCAATAGCTGACAAATTGAACTTAAGGCTTATAAGAATTTCTTGCACAAGTTTACGTCCTGAAGACGTTACTGGTATTCCATTGCCTGATGAAAAAGAGGGTAAATTTGATGTTAAGTTTGCTGATCCTCCGTTGTATCGAAAGATTATTGATCAAATGGAACAAAAAAAGGAAGCTTTTCTCAATTCACCAAAAATTTCAGAGGAGAGAAAACAAGAGTGGCTCGGCAAGCCCAAGCAATATTTGTTGTTCTTTGATGAATTCAACCGTCCTGAAGAAGCCACTACTTACAACACACTGCGCCGTGTTATTTTGGACAAAAGTTTTACGGATGATATCAAGTTGCCCAAAAATCTAATTGTCGTTGCAGCCATGAATCCAACAGACCTTAAAGTCCAGCCACTCACAGGTCATATGAAAGATGCGACTGACTATATAGCAACAGCCCCACGTTGGAGCTCACAGAAAGAATTTCATGATACCTCTTTGCTGCGACCAGACCTAAGTGAGGAAGCATCCACTATTGCCCGGATGTTGGTTCATAACTTTGCTGAAAAATTTAAGCTGGATGTTCCTGACCCTAGCAAAAACATAGATTCTGAAAGCAGGCAATTCTATATTCAAGTGGGAGATGATGATGTATATATGTCAGGTAGAGAGTATTCAGACATGTTACTGGCCATGCAGCGTGGATTGGATCGGGTAGTTAACAAAAAAGATCAGTATGTGCTGCCCAATGGTGAATTTGATAGCGACGGCTATATTGATGCCTTACTGCGCATGGCTAGCACAAAAATCATGATGACACTAGACAATGTTTTGCACAAAAATCAAATTGACAGAGAAATGTTTGTTGACCAACTGGATCTTTGGTTGCAAGAACAACGAGAACTATTGACCAGCAGTCAAACAACCGGAACCAGTTTGGAAAGCTTGTTTGACAATGCAGTTCGCAATCCCAAGAAGCATCTCAAAGACAATGCAGCATTTATGAATTGGGTTGATACACAATTTAGCCCAGCTGACTTCACCAATGAGTTCCTAGCTTGGTTAACAAACGTTGCTGCACAAGAGGCCAACAAGTTTGATCTGTTGGTCAGCAAAACGCATAACAAAAAAGTCATACAAGATGGTGTAGTTCAAATAACTGATGATTTGATCGACAAAGTGAACTTCATTGTTGATGAAATTATCATGGCAATGAATGTTCACAAGCTCAGTAGCCAAATTGGACAAAGTATGGAAGCTGCATTGAGAAAGTTTTGGACCAGTGTGTTCATTGCTGATATTGAAAGAATGGAAGAAGAGGCTAAAGATCTTGCCAAAACTGATAAGGCTGCATCAAAAGCTGCCTTGGCTGCTGTAGAGGGGTATCAAAACACGTTGATGGATTATCAACGCAAGGTTGCAGCCAAAGTAAGAAGTTTCAGAAAACCCGCAGGAACATAATCAAAGATAGGACGAACAATGGCATTTTCTGTCAAGAGCAATTTAGCCAAAACACTTTTGGCGTTGGATACCAAGACCTCAGTAACCCCCAAAACAAGGGTTGCTGAGGCTTGGACTATGCGGGCACGCGAAATGGGCGAAACGCCCTTCAAAAAATCCACACTTCAAGATCGGCACATACAAGAAGTGTTGCAGCATGCCAGTATGGTTACTGGGGTCCCGCTCCCTGATATTGAGCGAGCCATGCAGAAAAAAATGGCTGAGATTGAAGAGATCAAAAAGTACAGCCCTATTCTCTATGAAACCATTGCTCATAATGCTGCTGAAAATGCTGTATTTGATTTGGTAAGCAGTGTGCGAAGTAATGTAATGGATCCGCATCCAAGTTTACTAAAATTTGATGAAATAACTTTCCTCAAACTGGCCCGAATGGTTCAGGCGGAGCACCCTATGTTTCGCCCATTGAAACAACCTGCTGATCCAATCCGTAGAGTGTGGAAAGTTACTCCAATCTTGGTACCTAGTAACCTGCGTGAATACAAAAAGTACAATGGTGTGAACACTGCTTGTGCAACTGCTCAAGGTGACTTTGTATTCAACAAACCGTTCATGCAAAACTTGATGGATTGGGCAGTTATTGAAGGTGTTCACCCCCAAGGCAAAAAATATCACAGCAATGGAGGTCCCATTCCTGATGCCTATGTGTATGTGGAATTTTTGATTATGCATGAGTACATGCATTTTGCCTATGGCGATTTCAATTATAGCAAACAATTGCCGCAATTCAATCACAAAGTTCACAACTGGGCTTCAGATTTCAGGAGCAATTACGACCTCGTTAAAAACAACTTTGCGCAATTGCCTATTGGGTTGTTCAGTGATCACATCAATAGTGATCGGCAAGGCAGCTACACTGACATGGCACAGCTGGTTCACGATGAACTCAAAAAACTGCCACCACATTTGCAGAAATTGTGGGAAAAAATAGCCAAAATTGATGAAGAACCCAACAAACCCAAAACGCCTAAAAAAACCAGCACTAAACCGCCACCGCCTGTGATCAAGGTGCGGTATAGGGCAAGTGAGAGTGATGTTGTAAGGCTCCCAGATGGTACATATGGGCAGGTTACAAAAGTTGATCCGGATGGAAGTTTTGATACCCGTCCACTAACGCAGGACGAGGCAACACAACTGCTCAATTATCCCAAAGGCTATCGTGTGCGGGCTAATCCACAAATAACAGAAAGCAAGAGAAAAAGGATTTTGTTGGAAGGCCGTTGGAAGCCTGATGATGTGATTTGGATGAAACCCAAGCGGGACAAACCTACTCCTCCACCTCAACCTCCTGAGCCCCCATTACCACCTGAACCGGAAGATGATGAGGACGAACCAACACCGCCTCCTGTAATTGACATGGAGGGGGAAGATCCACCACCTGACGAAGATGATGAAGGAGAAGGAAGCAGTGGTGGTGAAGAAGGTGAAGACGAGGAAGAGGACGGTAAGGAAGGCAAAGGCAAAGACGAAAAAGAGAAAGAAAAGAAAAAAGAAAAAGTCTTTGGCCCGTCTCCAGATGAAATAGCTGAAAAACTCAAGGACCAGATCAAGGATTCTAACATTACACCTCGGCCAGGGACTCCTAGTGGTAGAGACGATCCCCGGATGGGTCCTGGCCAAGCTGGCAGTCCTGGTGGCGCAGGGGCATTGCCTTTGGGTTCTGCCAAAAAGCGTGTTGAAGACATCAAGCCGCATATGAATTGGAAACAGTTGATCAAGTTGATGGTGTCCAGTAGTCAATTGGCAACAGACACATCGTACACCAAGCCCAGCAGGAGAAACATCACAGGTGCGCCCATAGCTGCCAAGTTAGGGGCTGCTGCAATCAAACCTGGTCAAGTCAAGCGACCTGTTCCCATCAACAAAGTGTTGCTTGCATTCGACACATCAGGTAGCATGTGGGGGTTTGTACCTACTGCCTTGAAAGAGGCTGAAATGCTCTTGAAGCAGTTGGGCAAAGTTGATTATCCTTTTGGTGTTATGTTCTGGGCTGGTAGTCACGAAAGCTTTGTGGTAAACCAAGGACAAGATTTTTATGCTCCTGTTGACAACTTGCGCCAACTTAATGAACCTGTAGACAAAAGCAAACAAATCAAGGGCTGGAACAATGTTTTGAAACAGCATGGCACAGGTGGCACAATGTTTACACCTGCAATGGTAAGCGAGCTATCTGCTGCTGCCTCAGATGGTTTCAATATTTTGATATTCTCAGATACTGACCTATTGGACAATCAAAATTGGCTCAACTTCCTGAAATTGTGGAAAGCACACAAAGCCAATGTGTTTTGTGTGTTCAACGATGAACCAAGTTGGCGTAAGGCAGTGAAAAAAGTGGGACAAAATACACCACATTTTACTCATTTGTAATCATGCAGGCAGAGATTCATCCGCTAGACTGGGTTTACAAAAATTTTGATGTGCCTAGCACAACCAAAATCTCCTTGAGTCCCAGTAATGAGATAGTTGTTGACGGTGATATTGTAGCTTGGGGAGTAGGGCAATCCTTTCCCCAGCTACCTGTGCGTTTCAAAAAAGTCACAGGCGTCTGCGGCTTTGCCAGCATGGGGCTTGAATCTCTCTTAGGTGCGCCACAAGAGTGCGGGTCCTTTTATTGCTCTGGTAACGAACTAGAGTCTCTTGAACATGGACCAACAACGATTGTAGGCGGCGAATACAATTGCTCTTATAATCGTTTGAGTGATTTAACAGGCCTGCCCACTGAAATTCCAGGCAGGCTCAGCTGCCATGGTAACTGGTTAACCTCCTTACAAGGGTTTCCTAACCACGTTGGAACAAGTGTTGACTTAACATGGCACAATAGTTTGCCTTTGTTGAGAACTTTGGTTGCTAAGGAAGTTGGGTTCTCAAACAC